TCGCTAGGGGATTGCCAGCGTTTAGCAGCCCCACGTTTTCCACCGTCAACCATCTCACGATACTTGGCAATTTCGGTGTCTGCCCTTTGGTGTATGTAGCCAAGGTCTGTGCTGGCAAAGAATTCGTCCAGTACGCTTAAAACCTCTTGCTCATGGTCACGCATACCAATTAACCGGGCTGCGTCTCGTTGTTTAATTGCGGTTTCGTGCAGGTAATAGTGGTCAAGAAGTCTGCGGTAAGCAATGTCTTCAAGGACAGAAAGGTGATGGGTGTGACTTTTATAGTCCCCAATGTGAAACTGGTAATAGTGCATTTTTTGCCTTTACGTTGTAGGTCACCGTTACTGAAAAGAACATTGGCAGGGCGGTAACGAATCGCCTTTTCCCCCGCTAAGGGTAGCCATGCTCCAAATTACAAACCTTTTCCAAACCACTCCGGCTTGAGAATCATTAACTGCCAAAGCCGCCCCTGTGGAATTGTCTGCCAGTTCCACACTGCGCCCCGTGTCACCCCTAGCAACCTTGCCAAAGATGATTGTGAGCCAGCGAGTTTGATTGCGTGTTCTTTAGTCATTAACGTCTATTTTAGTTTACTTTTGCCCTTTGCGACTATAAATTTTAACTATAGGTAAACAAAACCCAATAGAAATTATTTTGTTGCAACATAGTTTATCTGTCTATTTTGCTATACAATTCAGCCATGCCCCGAACACCTTGGGGTCTTTTAAGGAAGCAAAATGCACTCAGCCACACTCACTTATGACAGCATCGTTTGGGAAGTCACCTACGAATGGGAAGACGCTCAAACCGAGACGGACATTGACCCACCAATTCCGGCAATCGCCACCCTCACAGAAATCTACATTAACGGCGTTGAACTGTACGAGCATATCGACATTCACACTAAATGCGCCCTTGAAGCCATGATTGTGGAGTCACACGAATGAAAAACATTGTCACCGCTTTTCTGTTTGCCGCCCTGATTGGGCTTCCCTTTGTAATTTACTTTTGGAGAATGGTATGAAAGGTTTAATTGCTCATTACATGGAACTCATGGGGCAAGTGGAATTCTGCCCGTACTGCATGGAAGAAAAAGACGGCAAACTTTCCTGCTGCCAAGAAAACCACTTTGTCCCTTTCTCGGACTTGGACACCGATTCACAGTTAGAAATCATTAAAGAGGAGTTAGTATGAAAAATATCGCAACCGCTTTGGTCAAGGCACAAAAGGCTTTTGGGCCAGCCCTCAAGTCATCCACCAACCCACACTTCAAAAGCCGCTACGCCGACCTTGCAGCCTGTGTCGAGGCTGTTATTGAAGGATTAAATGGCGCAGGAATAGCACTTATCCAGCGCACCAGCGAAGACATGACGGGCGTAACCGTAGAGACAGTTTTTATCCACGAATCAGGCGAGATGTTGGAATGCGGCAAGTTGCACGTTCCAGCAAGCAAGCAAGACCCACAGGGCTACGGTTCTGCTTTAACCTACGCACGGCGGTACAGCCTAATGGCAGCGTGTGGCATTGCACCCGAGGACGATGATGGCAACGCAGCCGTTAAAGCCCCCACAGTGTCAGCCGCTACGGTCAAAGCCTTGGTAGCCGATATTGCAGCCTGTTCCAATGAAGACGAATTGAAAGCCGCATATTTTGAGGCAATCAAAGTGGCTGGCAACGACCAAGCAGCCAAGACCGCAATTATCAAAGCCAAGGACGAAAAGAAAGGGGAATTTCAATGATAGAAATGATGGAACAAGGCACAGATGATTGGTTTGCCGCACGGCTAGGCAAAGTAACCGCCAGCCGGGTCGCCGACCTGATGGCAAAAACCAAAGTGGGTTATGCCGCCACACGGGACAACTACATGGCGCAACTGGTGGTTGAACGGCTAACCAACACCAAGGCAGAATCGTTTTCCAGCGCAGCAATGCAATGGGGGACTGACCAAGAGCCGTTTGCCCGTGCTGCATACGAAGCCGCACAAAGCGTTTTAGTCGAGGAAGTAGGGTTCGTACCTCATCCACGGATTGAGTGGGCTGGTGCGTCTCCTGATGGCTTGGTGGGGCTGTTTGGTATGTGTGAGATTAAATGCCCCAACACAGCGACCATGATTGATACTTTACTAAACGAAAAAGTGCCAGCCAAGTATTTTGCACAGATGCAAATGCAGATGGCTTGCACAGACCGAGCATGGTGTGACTATGTGGTTTTTGACCCACGGATGCCAGCAAAAGCGCAATTGTTTATCAAGCGTGTCGAACGGGATGAGGCCTTCATTGCTGAAATGGAAGCCGAAATCATTAAATTCTTGGGCGAAGTTACCGTCCAAGTTGAAAAACTTAACCAAATCATCGAAAGCAAATAATGTCAAAACTTAAAAAAGAAGTGTCCTGCATCATTGGGCAATACACAAACGCCCAAGGCCAAAGCAAAAACCGCTATCAGCGCATTGGTTCTATCATTGAAACTAAGAATGGTGAAATGCTAAAGATTGACGTTATCCCGCTTAAAGAGGGTGGTTGGGACGGTTGGGCATACCTTAACGACCCAAAACCTAAAGAAGACCAGCCCCGCCAGCAAAGCCGACAAGGTAGCGGGTTTGACGATATGGCAGACGATATTCCATTCTAGAAAAAGGGCGGTGCAAAATGTTTAGAGCAAGAAACACCGACCCCGTAACCAGTTGGCTGGCTGCGGATTCCGCTAAAGAACTGGCAAAACATCACTCCACAATTATTGTGGACTGCCTACGCAAGAACGGAAAATTAGGCAAAGATGGCATTGCCAACCTTACAGGGCTGGATTCCAACCAAGTCGCAAGACGGGTAAAAGAAATTGAACGTGACGGGCTGATTTGTTTAACAGGTCAGACAGTACGCAGTAACTCAAACCGACAGGAGCAAGAATGGCAAATTACACCGACCCAATTGACGCTGATATAGAAACCCCCACCATATTTGAACGGCTGTGGGATGGTTTTATTGACTTGATGACACTGCTTGGCATGGTAGCCACAGTTGCTTTTATTGCAGGGTGCATTATTGCCAACCAACCATCTAGCGTAGTTCAGTGCGAACCAACTAAAACAGTTTTAGCAAGGAGTATTTTCAAGTGAACCAAGAACTAATGGACATGGCTAAACAGGCTGGATTAATTGGAATGCGTCCACACCTTGACGGAATTTATATTGAAGCACTTGAAGCCTTTGCCGTTCTAGTCGCTGAGTATTCTTACAAAAAGGGTAGTGCTGAAGCGTCTGCGGACTTTGAGGCCATTATTTTACCTGCGGCTCTTGCCAAAGTAGCAGCAGCCGAGCGTGAGAAGTTCTGTTCAGTATTGCGGCAGTTACATGATTCTTATTCACTGGCAAGCAATTCAAACAACATCAGAGCAAGAGGAGAAACAAAATGAGCCACTTAAAGAACGTATGGGCATGGCTTACAAACCATTGGGTGATGCCGACCCCTGCCGAACTCATCGCCGAGGAACTGATACAAGCGCAGCGCACCAAGCTGCGTCATCAATCGGCTATGGAGTACCACACAGCCTTGGTATCGTACAACGCCACACGGATTAAACGCCTTGAAGCATTGACTGCTAAGACGGAGGTGGTGGAATGACTACAGAGAAGATGGAATTTAAAGTTGTTAACGTGAAAACGAAAGAGGTTTTGCCCTACTACACCGATTGGTTTCCATCGGAGATTAAGCCTGTGCATAAGGGTGTGTATGAAGTATTTGACGAAGGCTCATACGCCTATTGGAACGGCAAACTTTGGGGATGGACTGTGCTTTCGGTGGCATCGGCAGTAGCTTGCAGAACCCCAAGGGGAGCAAGTCAACATAAAACTTGGCGTGGACTTACGAAGAAGGCGGCACTATGAGAATCCTACACACAAAAACCCTTAAAAGCGGCAAACGCCACGTTTTAGTTGAACTGCAACATGATGACGAAAAACTTATGTCAGTCAGACCTGAGAAGTATTACCAACTCGGTGGGCAAGTAGATGATGTTGTTCAGGGTCATGTCATCGCTGAATACGTTGCCGTGTATTGGTGTTCTATTGGGCAAAACTGGGAGGAAGCATGAAAGAAGATTTTTTTGCAGGTCTTGTGGTGTCATACCTTGCGGGAGTTCTTGTGGGGATTATTGTGCTTTTAATGAAGGGGATGGTATGAAAGAAGCATTTGAAAAGATGACAGGTATGCCTGATGCGTGGACAAACCCTGCGCTGATGGTTTCACGAAACGCTTTTATTCAAGGGTGGGAAGCAGCCTTGGCACAGCCAGCACAAGAGCCTATGGCATGGATGGACATAGACGAAAAAGGTAGTGCATCAGGATTACGTTATTGGTCTGAGCCTAATAACCGCCATGAAGTTGCACTTTACAGACTCAAGGAAAAGACATGAAACTAGCAGCAGGAAACCCAAACCTTATGCGGGTAAACAAACAAGCCACTTTAGGCGAGTTTGCACGGCCTGAAAAGACAACTTACAAATACGGGCAAAGTGGCGGCTATGTGCCGATGGTGCGAACGCCCGATATGGCAGAACCAAGGACGTTTAACCACATGAAAGACGGGCAAATCTACAAGCCTGACAATTCACCTCCCGCCCGTGCTGGCGCTACCGATGCGCTGCAAATTCAAAGTAGAGGTTTCAAAACGTAATGCTGTCCAACAAAGAACAAAAACACATTCTTGGCTTGGCTAAAAAACTTGCCAAGGTTTATTATGAAGACAAAATTACCGCCAAACGATTAAACCAGCGGTTTTTAAGTAAAACCAAATTAATCCAGCAAGTGCAAAATGAATTGCTGGAATACCTAAAGGAAGCAGGATGAGTGACTTACCTAACTTTGCGGCATGGTCTAACGAAAATCTTGCCCAGTTTGCCGTTGATGCCTACCGCAAGATGCAGCAGCAGCAAGAACAAATTGAACAGTTACAGGGCGACTTTAAGGACGCAATGGTTGAATTACGCAAACTGACGAGTCCCTGATTTGTCAATGATAAGGGCGTTGTTGCGGGGTTCTGCGCCATCCACGTTTGGAACGCTGATGTGTGTCCAACGGTCAAACTCACGGATGATTTGGTCAAACGGTAAACCCGCAGCAATCACCGCACGGACTACCTCGTCAGGAGTCATGCCGGGTACACGAATGTCAGCAGCGCAACCATGCCTATGTTGGCTGGAGTCTTTGCTTCCAACTGCGTCATTGACTTGCTTACACCGAAACGCAGAATTGACCATGATGGGTTTTCCGCCTACGGTGTCTTTGACCAGCTCCAGCAATTGCGCCAAGCGTTGCAGGTTGCTGATTTCCACCTGCGTTGGAGAGTTGTCAAACTCTCGGTGGTCTGTTACGGTTAACTCATCAAGAGTAAAGTTTTTGCTTAGATGGCTCATTTAATTCTCACTTGGTTATAGCTGTCGATGCAGGAATTGAGTTTGCGGATGGCTTCGTCTCCGTCTGCTGCGATGGAGATAAGAGCGTTAGCAGCCTTTGGGTCAAGTTCGGCTCTTGCTTGCTTATTTCCACTGGCAACGGTGGTATCTGCGGCGGTTGATACACTGGCTTGCGTAGCGATTGACAGCCTGACAGCACCAGAGGCAACATCATTACGCAGAGTAGTAATTTGAAATTTTGCAGCATCATTTTCCTTCTTGAGTTTTGTGGCGGTTTCGTTAAGTTTTGTGGTCATCATTTGCTCAACTTGTCGGGCTTGGGCGTTGGCCTCCGCAATTGCTATGGCTTGTTCTGCCTCAGATTGAGCATATCCCTTATGGTGTCCAACGGCAAAGGATAAACCGACAGCCAGTGCAAAGGCTAGCCAAACACGGGGGTCAAGCAGGGTTAGCATCATTGGCTTTCATTATTGCGTCAGTCTTGTCTTTGCTAGACTTGGAAGAACCGTAAAAGAAACTAATAATTGTTGCTACGGCAGTGCCGAGTAAAAACCCAAGAATGATGTTGGCAAAATCTCGTGCGCCTACAGGCATAGGGATAAAAGTCACGCAAAAAAAGTACAAGACGGACGTAATTGACCAAAACCACGCAAATAAGTAGATAAAGTCTTTAGCCATTCGGCTGTTTGGGTCTACATAAGGTACGTCAAACATCAGAGTTTTCCTTTCATTTCAATAATTCCCCAAGCCACCAAGAAAATTATGGCAGCGGCTACCAGTATGCAAAGCCCCATAAGAATGGCCTCGTCTATTTCTTTCTTGCGGTTCTTGCGAGCCTTCTCGTCCAACATTTCTTGCGTCTTACGTTTCTGTACGATGCTGTTGCGCTCAAGAAGAATCTGACTCCACAACTGGCTATGGCCTTGGTTGATAAAGTGCCATTTCAATTCTTCTTCCGCTTTATTCAGTTCATGCAACTGCATAACCGTTGACATTGCTTGGCTGGTTTCGGAACTGTATTTCTTCTTTGGGTCTTTAACCGCTTCCTTGGCAACCGCATCTTTAGCGTCAAAGAATTTCATCACATCGTGCGTGATGCCTTGCACATCTTTGCCCATTTTGATGGCGGCTTGGATGCCTTTAATAGCACCTTGGGCTAAAGCAAAAGCACTAATTGGGTCTATCATTTTTGACCTCCAGCACCCACCTACAAACTCTACCGTCTTTATCTAGGAATTCATTTGCCCCGTATTTTTCACTCGGCAGCACGACACGGCACACCAGCACGATTTTTTGTTCCGTGTTGGGCCAAGGTACTTGTGCTGACGCAACATCAATCACTTGTCCGCTTTGGTTTCAAGACGGTCAAAAATCTTGCCAAGCATTTCTTTGACTTCTTTAATGTCATTGCGGTAATCGTCTTTGCTAACATACGAATGCGGCAAGTTACGAACGTCATTGTCCAATCGCTCAAGCGACCGGGTAATGGTGTTTAGCGTCCAACCGCCAAAGAATGAAGCCACAATAACTGCGCCGTTAAAAAGTACTTGGTAATCCATATCATGATTTCATAACGTAGGCCAGTGCGTAGTACGGAGGCAAGTTTGCGTTTGTACCTGATACGCCAGCTGCTGTGTTTGTGGTTGTGGTTGCGGTTGCTACGGTAATACCTGTTACGGCACTAGCCGTAGATGCTGTACTATAAATACTAGGTGCTACTGCGCTATATGTTCCACCACCGGGTGATCCACCTAAAGTAAAATTATGGGCGTGTCCGGGGTCTGTAACAGTAGAAGTAGACGTTGATGAAGCCGTGTGATTGTGTGAAACCACAACTGCGTCTTTAGCACCGCCAGTAGCCCCAACAGAATAACTTGAACCTGCCCCAACAACAAATTTGTCTCGCAAGTCAGGTGTACCGTTTGAACCATCACACAAATACCAACCCGTTGGAACGCTGCCAATAGCCCCATACCAAAGGTTAATTATGCCCGATGGTATCGTAGTGCCTACTGCGCTTTGAACGCCCACAATGCCGTAAATGTTGTCGTATGTTCCAAGCAAATTGCCTGACGCATCTTTCAATACAAATTTGTAGTAGTAACCGTAAGTCAGCCAAATTTCGTTATCAAGCCGACCTGACGCATTTAAAACAATCGGGTTGGCGTTTGCAATGTTGCCGCCAATTGTTGTGTAATTTGTTAATGCGGTGGTTGACCCGGCTTGGTAGGAGTAAAGCAACCCACCAGCCAGCGGAAGACCGTTGTTATCAAAGAACTGTTGTCCGTTGCCAATGGGGGAAAGGTTGACGCTCATTTTTGTTCCTTGTTAATCAAATCTTTTATCGGCACAAATCGTTTTTGAGTATTTTCAAACGCTTTTTGTTCGGCTTGTGTTTGTAATTTTGCTTGTTTTTTTGCAGCTTTTTGACCTAAATACTCATTAGTTAACATTGCTGCCGTTCCAAATGTTGAACCGCCAGTTACGGCTTCCGCACCTAAAGCAGCACCCTTTTGCAGCAATTGTCCTGCAATTTTAGGCAATAATTTTTGCTCAACGTTAATTTTTTGTACTGCCGAGCCTTTGTAACCAGTGTCAGTAGCCAAAATATGCGACGCATTGTGGTAATCCCGTATTTCTGCCATTTCGTCAGGCGTAAACAAACGGTTCATGACTTCTTTGTTTTCGTTCATGTATGTCGTTAACTTAGCTGGGCTTTTTTGCGCTATGGCTTGATTTAAAAATTGCGCTTTAATTTCCGCTTTGGCTTTTATTGCTTTGGGTTGCAATGCAGCAGGCATTTTGTCCAAAGTGTCAATGATGTGCGTAAATTGGTCAACGCCCATACCAGCAATTTTATTTGCTACTTTTTCAACATCTACTTTTCTGTTAATGCCACTAGGCCCACTTTCGTCCAAGATGGTAGCGATGCCTTTTGGGTTGTCCAATGTGTCTTTTCTTAAACCAAACAACGCCCTTGCGTCTGCATAAACGGCTTTGTCAGCGTGAGCAAAAACATCATTGTCAATAGATTCTTTAAGCAACCTATGTAAACCAGCATTTTGTGGCGACCAAACATTAGAACTATTAAGCCATTTTCTAAGTTGTTCTGCCTTAAAAGCATCTGTATTAAGTAAATTGCCATCTTTATCCATAATGCCAAGTTGATTCATTTTGGCTTTAGTGGCTTTGGCTAATTTTTCGTTGTCTGCTAATTGAATAACAGAATCATCGTTTAACAAATCTTTGGTAAAGTTTGCTTGTATGGGTACTTCTTTAGCAGTCTTGTTGCGTTCTGCATAAAGTTTGCCAATTTCTGTGTCTAAAAGATTGCCATATTCTTCAAACGGCGCAAGTTGTGTGTTGCCTCGTTTGTACAAAGTTGCTTCGTCAAGCCCAAGCGTACCGCCTGATTTTTTAACCAAACCTTCTCCGTATTTTGTTAAGCCTTTTTGTTCGCTGTTAAAGTTTTCTTTTAGGTAGTTGCCCATTGGTGTATCGGTGTTTGATACAGCGTAATTTGTGGCACGTTCTTTACCTTTTCCTTCAATAGCAGACAAATCAACTTTATGGTCAGCGCCTAAAACACGGCTTATAGTTTGCGAACGAGCAGATTGTTCGTCTAATGGCAAACCTTTTTCAGAATAACTTAATTCTGTGTATGGAGTTTCAGGCGTTGTTGGCTTTGCCGTACCTAATGATTCGGCTTGCGCCGCACCAACAGCAGTGCCTTGCTGTGCTTGCTTGGCTTCAAATTGCGCTTGTGCTTCGGCTTTACTTAGTTGACCGGGACGCACTACTTCCAAGTCTTTGCCAAATTTTGCGTTTGCCACCTTGTATCCTTTTGCAAGTCCTACTGGCACTGCAATAGACAACGCATTGATGGCGGCTTCTACGTCTTGAACTGGTATTCCTGTTTTTTGTGAAATAACGTCTGACCGTTCACCGATAAACTGCGAAACTGCGTCCATGATGCGTGTTGGGACTGCGTTTTTGTATGTTGCTGTTTCAGTTTGTCCCATTAACTTGCCGGGTACTTGCGCCAAAGGTGCTGCAACTTTTTGAGACGCTGCGGTTGCCTCGTCAGGTGAAAGGCCAAAGGCTCGACCAGCGCCATAGCCAACCAAACCACTAACGGCGCTTGGCAAACCAGTTACAACGTCAGCAGCCGCCGCCAAATTGCCTTTGATGGTGTCTTGATTCAAGAACTTTTGAACACCACCTTTTGCCACGGACAAAAGACCTTTTGGTTCTGCGGGTGCGGCTTCACTTGCTGTTTGAATTGGTGTATCAAGAAAGTCAGCCATTGTTCCGACTTCCGGCGCTTTGGCAGGTTGTGCGGTTTGTTGCGTTGCAACTGGTGCAGGAGTGCGGTTTAACAGGCTTTGTGTTTCTGCCGATAAAGGTGTTGCGGTTGGTGCTGCCATCGGTGCTGTTGTTGATTGACCCAATTCGGCACGAGCCAGTTGGATGTTTTCCAAAGTACGAGTGTGCGATGGAGAACCCGGCACAAGGTCAGGTAATGAATCTTCATATCGCTTTAATACGCTAGCAAGGTCTTGCCGACCAAAAATTTGTTCTTTAGTCGGCTGTGCAACGTTAGACCTTTTGGCTGGCGCAACAGGGTCAAGGAAGTCAGCGAATGTAGCCATTATGGAAGAATCCCAAGTTGTTTAGCGATTGCTTTTTTATCACGCAACGCTTTTATTTCTGTGGGAGACATTGCAGCAAACGCTTTCTGCGCTTCGTCTTTTGACATTTCTTGGAAGAAACGTGGGTCGGCTGCACTGTTCCATTGAAATAATTTTTGCTGGTAGGCATCAGGGTTGTTAGATACGTCTTGCAAAAACCTGCCTTTTGCAGATTTGTAATTCTCCAATCCAAGCAACTGATTTGTTACTCGAATCATACCTTCCTTAGTCATCTTGTTGTTGGGGTTAGCCAACTCTGCCAATGCCCGTGCGCTATCAGTATTGCCACCAGCAAGCGCAAGCAATTTGGTGTTTTTAGCCAATTCATCTGTGGATGATGCTTCCAATTCTTTGATATTTAAGCCCAAAGATTGCGCCAAACTAGATGCAAATTGTTTCTTTTCACCCAATGCGCCAGTGAAAGATTCAGGCACAAGTTTCTTAATGTTCTGAAAAATTGCAATCCGCCCGGGTGCTTCAGCAGCCCCTTTGGATGTTTCAGACCAATCGTTTGATACAACTGCGCCCGAACCAGTAGAAGCCGCAGTTTGTGCGGGGGTCATAGTTGATTGCAAGTTTTGGCTTCCCAAATAACCCGGAACACCGCCTCGAATAACTGGCGTTGTTGGTGGAAGTTCTGCTGTAAATTTAGTACCTGCAACTGGCTCACCTTGTTTTCCAACAAACGGGCTTGTGCCAGCAACATAGCCACCAGCGCCAGTAAGAACTTGGATACCAGTAGGTGTAAGCGCAGATTGTTGGGCAGCAGAATCAAGCCCTGCAATGTGCCGTGATTTCAAATAATCACGCAGTTTGCTTGGGTCTTTAATTGCAATGTCAATGTAAGGCTGCATCAATTCTTTGGTTCTTGCCTCGTCAATTCCAGCGTTTTTTCCTTGTGTTGAGCCCCATGTTTCAATTGATTTTGCAAGTTCGTATGAATTAACTTTAGATGGGTCTGCTTCGGCTGCAACAACCATTGGATTGTTAATCATTCCAAGATAACCGCTTGCAATTGCTTTGGTTTTCTTGTTTTGCAAATCCATCGCCGTAGATTGAGAAGTAGTCTCAGCCGTAGCAGCCGTACTTTTAGAAGTAGAAATTCTAGGCGCAGCGGTTTGCTCTGCAACATCAGTTTCCGCTTGTTGCTGACGCAATGCCAATGGGTTTGTTTGTTGCGCTTGTTGGTATGCCTGTGCGTTCCGTGCCATGCCAATCATGTCGCCAAGAGACGTTACTTGCGGCACACGAACTTTATCCGCTACGGGTTGAAAACTAAGGTCTGCCATATATTTCCTTTAACCTGCTGAATAACTAGGCAATTTTGCACCAGCAAACGGGTCTGCAAGGTTTACTTGCCCTGCGCCATTTTGCACCATGCTGCCAACAGGAGTAGCACCAGTGGGTCTTAAATACTGGCTTGCAGAATACATATTTGCTGCGTTTTGTATACCACCACCGTATGCGTTTGCAGCGCCAACTGCACCTGCCGCTTGTGCGTTTGCCGAACCGATGGTTGCTTGGCCTATGTTTCCAGTAACGTTTTGCGCCAACTGGCTTGTTTGACCTTGTGAAGTCTGACCAATGCCAGCAATGCTTGCAAGTCTGTCATAAATGCCACTGCGTTCATTTTGGAAACGAGTGTTTGCAGCGCCGTATTCTGTACTGGCTAAACCTGAGTTGTAATCCATCATTGCCTTAAGCGTATTACCGCCAATTGCGCCGCCACTTACATTCTGCAAATTTTGAGTTGCAAGATTTCCTTGTTGTTTTCGAAATTCATAACTTGGGTCTAATACAAAATCTTCCGGCCCATATTTTTTGTTGAAATAATCTTTATTTGCAGCAATGTCTTTTAGCGCCGTGTAACCAGACTCACGGTATGGCTCTTGCTGTTTGTTCTGTATGTCAAACATTTCCCGCTGTTGCTGGATGGCTGCTTGTGCGCCTTCTGATTGTTTGTTTGCAGCGTCTCTTGCTGCGTTTGCGCTCATGTTGGCGGAAATTATGCTTGCGCCCCCACCAATAACTGCTGCTGCAATCCAAGTCATACTAAATTCTCCTCTAAAGCAGGTGCTTTAAGTTTATTTGCCGAATCAAACATTGCGAACTCGTCCGGCTCAATAAATTCAGCCTCAATTTCGTCTAAATCCGTTTTGTCAGTTTGGTGAAATGTGATGCCAATTGCATCTGTTACCGCCATTGTGACCCGCTTTGTGCCGGGTTTGCTTTCAATCACATCACCCGCATATAAATGTTTCATGCCGTTTTCTGTCCATGCAATGATTTCGCCTTTAGCGCATAAGAAAAAATGGTCTTTCTTATGAACTTTCCCAACAATTAAAGCCCCAGCAGGGCGAAACACTTTGCGGCAATACATCCCACCATGAAAATAATGTTCCACTGGCAATTCAGCCTGTGGCATCTTTGACATTTCATGCTGAAGACGCTGGATTTCGTCCCGTGTAGGAATGCTGGCTTTCGTTATTTCGTTCATTGGTTGTAATACGGCACTTTGTAGGCCACGCCATTCACAGTTACGTTAATGAAACCCACGGGATTGGCTGGCAAAGAACCCGACCCAGCCGTTGCCGTGGTTGCGCTTGAGAAGTTCAACAAGTTAATAAAAAACTGCTGCCAAGCCCGTGTTGGGCGCTTGGTTATGCCATCCAAGAATTCAGATTGTGGGTAAGGCTGCGTTTGTGAATTGGGTAACATCAGTTTTCCCCTGCTGCCGCTTTGAGGTTGGCAGACACAATGACGCACTTAACGGGTGCAGAAAAAGAAACTTCAAAGATTCTGTCTCGTGCCATGCCCAAACGTCTCCAAATTGCTCGGTTTTGGTATTTACCCATAGCGCCAATGTTTGCCCAATGTTCATTAGACCAAGTAGACCCGCCATCATTGGACCATCTTAACATTGCCTGTGGAAAGGTGGTAGAAGTTTCAGTATTGATATTTTGCTGAAGACCTAAAATATAAATGTCGTATGGGCCAACAGTAAAAGTTGCATTGGGCGTAATAACGTAAACATCACCTAAATAATTGTTGTTTGAATCATTTGTAACAACAGAAAATCCCGTTGTTCCCACTCCGGGCTGAAATTGAATCTGTAATTCATCAAAATACTGGCGCTGGAAGTCATTTACCAAGTGAGGCGCACGGCGCAAACGGCGAACATTTTGTCCGTCATCCGTATAAACATTTTTGTCCAAGTGGTAAATTCTGCCGTTGGCGTAGTCTCCTGCCAACACATATCCTTGGAAAAACGCAGAACAATTACCACGGCAGCGTTCATATTGCCCCATGTTGTTGGTGTAAAGCCACTTATGCCACATCCCTGTGGTTACGTCAAAAGCCCAAGTCAATTGAATTGCTGGGAAACTAATAACGTAAACTTCATGGCCTTCCAACTGGTAAGTCCAAGCCACTGCGTCTGAAATTGTGTAACCTGTAAGGCTGTTCTCTACTGCATGGTTTGAGATTCTTTGCGGTACGTAGCCATTCATCTGCACAATTTCTGCCGTACCACGATTGTTTTTAGCAAGGTAAGCAAAGGAATTACCCAAACGGGAAACACTTGCAGCCGATGCAATGCCATGTTGAGTCGATGTGCCGGGGATACGAGTGAACGGGAAAGGCGATGTTCCTTGGTCAACCCACACTTCGCTTGAGGTTTCACCTAGCAAGTAAATCTCACGATGGTCAACAATTAGCGTAATTAAGTTATCAGGCGCACCGTCTTTGCTAGAAAAACTTAACCCTGACGAGATAGGCGACAAAACGCCTGATGCACCGAATTGTTGTGTTCCGGGTTTGTTGTAAACAAAGTAATTGTCCACAGTGTCAACGTTTGTTCCGCCTGTAAAAGCACCGTCAGTAGTAGGTAAAACAGACCAATTCAGCCCATACATTGTTTCAGACGAAACGGTTTGAGAATTATTTATCGTATAAGTTCCGGTGCTTCCTGTACCTGTACCCAACGCCGTAATAATAGTTTGTGCAGTTATGCCAGCGCCTTGAATGGTTTGACCAATATACAAAGTGCCGCTTGTTACTGCGGTTACAGTTAAAGTTGTCCCCGACATTGAGGCAGTAACAATTGCTCCAGCCGTAGCAGAATTCATTAACTCACTAGCAACGGTTTGAGAGATGTTGATTGTGTAAGTGCCAATACCACCCGAACCGCTGCCTAAACCCGTGATTACTGTTTCTTGCGCTATGCCTACGCCAAAAAGCACTTGACCTACCGCCAAAGTGCCATTGGTAATATTTGTGACGGTTAATGTGGTAGAACTTGTTGAAGCAGTAAACACCGCAGATGATGGAGTAGAAATGCGCCATGTGTAGCGGTTTGTACCGTCCACAATATAGACGTTTACGCCATTGTCTGTAATTCCAACACGGCCCGTGCTAGTGTTTAACTGCCCAACCATTGTCGGAATAAAGTTGCTGGTTAGTGCGTAAACATAAGAACCGCAAACGGCAACCATTACATTGCCGCCTGAAAGCGTAGTCATACCACGCACTTCCTGCTGGTTTTGGAATAACACCAAAGTTGATAAGCCGGGAGTGGGGTAAAGCGCCACCACGCCACGGTCACCGGGTTGCTTCAATGGGTCAATTTCGGGAAACCAATTGATGCACTCTTGAGCATCTTGATAAATGCTTGGTGCTTCATAGGATGGGCCGACAAAGCCAAAATCAGCCATTATCTAAAGCCCCCGTCCATGATAAAGCCAGCGTCTTTAGCCCGTCCAACCATTAAAGCGTCAGGGTAACGAGACACTTGAGGCGGCTGCATATTCATGCGCTTGATTGTTGCCTTGGCTTGTGCTGCAAAGGCGTTAATCATAGAAATCTGCGTTGGCGATGATTTTCCATACATCGGCATCATTCTTTCGGCTAGACACCAACGCAGCGCCATGTTGTAGCCCTGCGGCAGCGTAATGGTGTTGTATAACGAATTAAACTGCCGAAAAATAGTATTGGTGAACAAATGAAGTTCACCGGACGATGGATTAGGGAAAACGTAAAGCGTTCCCAAAGTTTCGCTTGGCTGGTAATACACCATTTTTGCCCACGGGCCATTCAATTGCTTGATGCCAAGGGATTCATAAGATTGCAGGTCAAGGATTGCCACGGGATAATCCAAATAGCCACCCGCAATGTTTGAGCCGCCTTGTTGGGTAGCCACCCGCACAAAAGCCGAATCAATCGACATTGGGCGTTCGTAATAAGCGGAAATTGTGGTGCTGGCTACCGTTTGGGGCAAGTTGACGGTATAAGTACCGCCCTCGTTTACATTGCCGCCAGCGCCCGTATTAAAGGCCACTATGGTCGTTCCTGCGGTCACGCCTGTGCCTGTCAGCGTCATGCCGATATTTACACCGCCAGTGATTACGCCGTCAGTTGGAATTGTTAGGGTTGTCCCTGCAATTGAGCCTGTAAATGTTGCTCCGACTGAACCGCCCGGGCCAAGCGTGTATTGAACTGTGTTTTGTACGGTCTGAAAAATGATTTCGGACTTGTAAAAGACCATCATGTTTTCGTTTGACCATTGGGCGCACATATCGTTCAGCAGGTCAAGCGCATCTTGGGCGGCATCTGCTGTTGGCGATTCACCAGCCTCAAGTGCGCCAATGTCTTTTAGCGCCCTAGAAATAATGTCAATCGGCTGGGTCATTTTTTATCCTTACAAATTAGCAGTAAAAACTTGTGGCAACCAAGGCGCAACAACAGACTTTGAGTCGTTTAATTGTTCAGCCAAACGCTTTTCCACAATGTCACCCAATTGGGATTTTACCCATTCAATCACCATTTCTTCGGTAATTTCTAAGAATGGGGTTTTCAATTTAGGCTCATTAAACGTGCAATAACCTTCAGTCTCTATGCCACTCAAAGAGCAAAAATATTTAGCTTTGGTGATTATTTCACTTTCAGCGTAAATATCAAGAATTTTCCATTTGTAATCCACCAAATTACTCCAGTTGTTCTTGTGTTGGTCGTGCATAGGTGGGGTGTTCCCACTTGGCTATGTAGTCGCCTTTGCCATCGCTGTCATTTTGCAAGCGGATGGTGTCTCGAAAGTCTTTTTCTTCCAAGGAAGGATAAAGTGATTTGATTTTTTCGTAGAGTGTCATGTTATGCTCCCCTTACCATTGCACCAGAAAAACTAGCCCCGCCGGGATAAACAACATTACTAGTTGAAACTACATAAACTTGAATTTCAATATAATCTGTAGAGCCATTGCAGTAAATTATTCCATTTGCAACGGAAATTAACTCAGCAGCAGCAGAGATAGTTCCCCCACTACCATAAATCACAGCAGTACCATTTTTAGCAATAGCCGAGTTGCCATAAGTCACCGTAGAACCCATGTCTATAACTGTGTTTATTTGGTAATAACCAGCCACAGTTGGTGTAAAACGGCTTGATGCAAAATTGTTGTTTGTATCAAAAACCTCAGTCTCAAAAGTAACTTTTTGAAATGTTGCGTTACTTATACCAGTTTGACTTCCGCTTTTAGTAGCACTAAACGCAGGGCCAGTACCTGCCACACCAGTAGCCAACATTGGTTGAGAAACTTGACCTGTTCCACCCGTTGTGACTACCGTTCCTGTTTCCGCAGGTAATGTTGCCGTAAATGTGCTTGCAGTATTTGGCCCAGCCAAATTGACTTGACCGCCTAATGCTGCTTGAAATACTAGTTGACCCATGATGTTTCCTTAAGGTGCAATGATAAGTTGAGATACTGTTAAAGCCCCTGTGCTTGGGGTGTATTTTAGTTTAGTTGACGAAACAGTGATAGGTAAATTTCCAGTGGTTGTGCTAGTAAATGTCGGATACCAAACCGCAGCCGAACTTGTGTTGTCAGTTACCGCCACATTTGTTGCATTTGCCGCCGTGCCGCCAATAGACAAACTAGCAGCAGTTCCCGTGATGTTTGTCCCCACTAACGCTGATGGCGTACCCAAAGCAGGTGTCACCAATGTGGGGCTGGTTGCCAAAACTACGCTACCGCTACCCGTAGAACCCGTAAGGGTTGGGGCAGTTGGCAAACCCAAAGTGCCAGTAGAAGTTACAAACTGCGGCGTTGTAGTCGCATTACCAGCTAAAAACAATGTTGTGTTGAGTGCCGATTGGTAAGGAATTGAACCAACTACGCCGCCAGCCAAGTTTGTGGCTGTGGTAGCCGTTACCGATGACCAAACAAACCCTGTGCCGTTGTATTGCAAATAAGTGGTTGCAGTTGTTGGCGCAGTAATAAACGATGTGGTGCTAGAAGCCGTGTTGTACGGTATTTGTAAGTTTGCTCCCCCGGCAATGTTTGTTGCGTTTGAAGCCAAACCAGCAAAATTAGTAGCAGTTAATGTTCCCGTATTGGGTACAAAACTTAATTTTGTGGATGAGGTAGTAGCGCCCACATTGCCGCTTGTTGCTGACGAAATGACAGGGTAATAAGTAGAAGCCGAACTGGTGTTGTCAGTTATTGCAATGTTGGTAGCGTTTGTTGCTGTTGTCGCTGTTGTCGCCGACCCAGCAGAACCGTCAATGTTTGTCCCAGTCAGGCTTATTGAACCTGATGCCCTGTTAAGCGCAATGGCTGTTGTGCCAACGTAAACAGTGGAATTGCCCAATACGGCGCTTGGGATTGTCCCGCTTAAATTACCCGCTGTCAGGCTTGTCAAACTTGCGCCCGACCCGCTAAATCCTACCGCTGTTAAAACGCCTGTCAACGGCACATATTGCAGTTTTGTTGAACTAACGTACTCAGTGGTTAAATTTCCCGCCGTGGCGCTTGCAAACAAAGGGTAACGGGTTGTCGCAGTTGTTGTGTCATCGGTGACAGTGGCATAAGAAACTGGCGTTGTCCATGTTGGCGTACTAGAACCAGCCGATGTTAAAACCTGACCACTTGTTCCTGCCGCAGTAAAAGCGTAAGCCGTTCCCGTACCGTAAGGCACAGCGCCAGCCGTAGGCGTTGCAGTAGATGAGTTTGTGCCACCGTTGGCAATAGCAACCACGCCAGTGACGTTAGACGCTGTTCCCGTGGTGTTTTGGTTCAATGTGGGTACATCGGCGGCTTGAATTGTGGACATAATCACATTCGTGCCGTTGCCCCGCAAATACGACCCACTGGTGACTGCGCCAGCAAAGGCGTTCATTGCCAATTGCGCCGTAGTTTGACCTGACCCACCGTTTGCCAAAGGTAAAGCCGTGCCTGAGTACGAAACCGCCAATGTCCCGCTTGAGGTTATTGGCGAGCCTGTGACCGACAAGAATGCCGGAACTGAAATTGCCACCGAGGTAACTGTTCCGGTGGTTGGCGTTGCCCATGATGGCGAACCCGCCGAAAGCGTTAAAACTTGCCCATTCGTACCCGCTGCCAACATTCCAGTAGTTGACGCAGCCGTTTGGTAAGGCAATGAACCCGTAGCGCCACCAGCAATGTTAGTTGCGGTAGTTGCAGAAGTGGCAGAAGTAGCAGTTGCCGCATTTCCACCGATGGAAAGACCGCTAGCAGTGCCGGAAAGCCCTGTTCCTGCGCCTGTAAACTGTGTGTTGGCAGTGACGGTAGTCCCAGTGATTGCAGCCGCCGTAGAAGCCCCAACCGTTGCGCCGTTAATTGTGCCGCCAGTAATCGCCACCGCATTGGCGTTTTGGGTTGACATAGTGCCAAGCCCTGAAACTGCCGTGTTTGCAATTGCGATTGCCGTATTCGTAACCGATGAAACTTGGCCCGATGCGTTGGTTACAAAGACGGGTACAGACGAAGCCGAACCATAAGTTCCAGCAGTTCCCACGGGGGTAATGCTGAATTGTTGAGCAACTAGGGTTAACCCTGTACCTGCCGTATAAGTTGACGAAACTGCGAAATTAGGCCAATTGTTTGGGGTAACGCCTAAAGTGCCGCCCGGTTGTGCCGTGCAATACCAAGCCGAGCCGTTTTGAGAACCTTCAACTACAAAAACAATTGCGCCAATAAATTCAGACCATACGTCACAACCGATGGAGCGTGTCCATGCGCCAGCCGCTACAACATAAATTCCGTTATCTGCTGCGTTGGTTTGGTTCTTAACCAACACCGTGTCGCCAGCCACCAAAGTTATGGTGTCAACTGTCAAAAGACCTGAAAGGCTTGTGATGTTTACGGTTGTCGCAACAATAACGGGCGCTTTCCAACTTAAACCAGCAGCAAAGTAATCAACATATTGTTTATTTGCAATGTCAGTTGCCGATGATGGCGCAGCCGTTACCGTACCAGCAGTAAAAGCAGCCGTTGACGGGCTTATTGCCCCAATGGTGGTGCTGTTTATTGTGCTGTTGGTAATGCTCAAGCCGGATTGATTCGGCGAAATACTGGCATAGAAAGGCGTTCCAGCAGGGCCAATCAATGAGATTAACTCAAAGCCGGGCGCTGGCTGAAACGTCCCCTGTACGGGTACAAAATTAACCGTTGATGTGACTGCGGTTTCGTTGTTGGACATAGCGTCCTTCGTTTAACCCGCTTGGGCTGCTGTGATGTAAAGTGTATTTGTGCCTGAACTAATAGCCTTCATGTAGAACGGCGCTTTAGGCACAGCAATAATCAAAGGATAGTTCATTGCGGCTGGCAGAACGTAAGAACCGCTAGTGCCTGTGCTTGCAACGGTAGGAGTAGTCACTGTGCTTGAGTTAGAAAACTCCACAGCAGCAACGCCAGTTCCAGTGTTTAGCAAGTGAACGTAGTTGGCTTGGTCGTTGGTAGTGGCTTCGATTAAAAGCGCAGTACTAGCGGATGTTGTGAGATTGAGTGCGTATGTACGACCTGACACACGGATAACTGAGACGTTGACCATTTTTCAGTCCTTTGGAAGTTTGGTGAATTATAGACCCGCAAAAAGAAAAAGCCACCCCTTTTGAGAGTGGCTTTCTGTCATTGCTGCTATACGACTTAGGCTGTCAAGCCCTTGTTTTTCAAAGCAGTGATGATTGCGTTTACAGCAGTTGCGATTTCAGTGCCAGTGGCGCTGTTCGTAATTGCGGTAATTGCTGCGGCTTGGACAACTGGGGTTGCGCCGTGAAAGCCTACCAAATTGGTAGCAGAGCCACCGAGTAGGACACCACCGCTTGCATCACCATTAAAGATGTAGTTTGCGGTTACTGTGGTTGCTGGGCCGGGATTTGCCATGATATTTTCCTTTAAGAGTTTAAGAACGGGGGGCTTTTACACCCCCCTAGACCATTAGGCTGCAACTCGGCAAGCGAGTTCAGGGTACAGCGGAGCCCAACCGTACAACACGTCAACACGGGTCGGAATCGAATCGTTGTTGATGGTGTATTGGCGAACGATACGCATTGACAAGCCGAGTTCTTTATCAGAACTGCGACCTGCAAACACGACACCGGATGGCAACTCGAGGTCGGCGCAAGCCAAGGTGAATGCGTTTTTGTGCATCACGATGTTCTGTGCAGACACAGTACCAGTGTTGTTGAACGGAGTAACCACAGCAGTAGAACTGGTAGAAGCCAAGTTAACGTTCTGGAACTGACCAGCGGTAATCACAGCAGGGCTAACGGTCACAGCAGTTGTGCCGGAAGTTGCCACGGTTACAGCAGCGGTCACTACAAAGTTACGCAACTTGTTGCTACCGTAGGCTTGGCGGTTCTGTGGGTTGACAGCATAAATGCCAGCAATCTGAATCACGTCACCTTGTTTCAAGCCAGCGGTCGCAGTAGCAGCGGTCAAGGCAATGGTGGAGGTTGAAGCCCAGCCAGTTGTCAAGAAGCCTGTTCCAGTCGTGGTGTTGCAAGACAAAGTAGCGGTTGCATAAGAACCGAATGTCTGCGAAATCACGTTCTGGTCCATGCGCCAGTTCATGCCAGCGGAGTCTTTGCCCATCAGACCGTTGCTGTATTGAGCAGCAATTTTGTCAGAAGGAACAAACAAACCTTTCAGGCTGTCAACAATAGTTGCGCCAGTGAACGGCTCAACGATGCAAGAACGGCGACCATCACGAGGTGCGCCTTCGCTGTCCAAATATGCACCAGCGGTCAAGTAGGTGATAAGGCCAGTTGGAGGTGTGCCAGCAGTGCCAACGATGTTAGCAGTGTTGTTTTTCGCCATAGTCAGACCGTCAAAGTCAATCTTATTGGCAATAGCAGCAATAGCGGGTTTCAACACACGGTCGCTGAACGAATCCAGAGATAATGTAAGGTCTTGGCTTGTAAACTGCGTATCCACGTGAAATTGAGTGGACAGGGTTACGGGGACGCTTGTTTCGTTGAAGTCTTCAACGTTCAAAGCAGGGCCAGTAGTACCGATAAAACGACCGGGTTTACGGACGTTCAGGGTTGCGCCGATTTTTGCACCAGTGACGGCAAATTGGTCGTCATAGTTGCGTTCGACTTCGCTAGAGAATGTCAATGAGTTCTCAAGAACCATTAACGCTTCATTGGTAATCATCGATACCGTCAGAAGATTGTTGGACATAATAAAATTTCCTTAAAAGAATGGGTTTACCGAATTCGCCCACCTAGTCTCGCCGCTTTCCAAGCCTGATATGAACCATGAAATTCACCGTCACCAGTAAGGTTTACATCACGCCCGTTAGCCGCAGACCGAATTGGGTTTATCGGTGAGGGGGCTTTACTTTTCCCAACAACAGGCTTTATCTGAGGCTCAGTCTTTTCAAACTGCGCTTCCAACTTCCCAATATGTCGCAAAGCGGAGGTCAAGGTCATGCCTTGCAGTTTTGTAGCGATTTCAGGATTCTCAGCAAGATGGTACAAGATACGAGGCCCGACTTCGCTTTCAAAGATTGCGTCCCGCACTTCGTTACTTACCGTAACGTCAGCAGACCCAACCATGTCATCAAAATCAGGAATCTCGCTTTTCGCTGCTTTAACCCGGTCGGCCCAAACATTTATTACTTTGTCCCGTTCGGCGGCTGCTCTTGCTTGTACTTCCTTCTGCTTTTCCTCATTCATTCGCTGGTCAACCCGGTAGTCCGTCAACGCTTTGGCGTATTCGTACATATCGGTAAACTGCTCGGGCAATGGTTCTTGGTCTGCTGCTGGCTCGGCTTTAGGCGCTACCTTGGCTTCCAAGTCCCTTACCTTGGCTTCTAAAACTTCCCTTGCTTCCCGTTCCCGTTGGGCATCTGCCCGTGCGGTTTCACGTTGCTTGGTAATCTCAGAGAACCGTCTTTCCAACTTAGGATTTTGTTTTCTATCCTCTGTTGCTGTCGCATCATCGCTTGCTTCAATTGGCTCACTCCGGCTTTCCTCAACGGGGGTCGGCTCTGCTTTCACAGCCTCGACTACCTCCAAAGGTTCGGCTAAACCCATTCTTTTCGCATTAAATTCTGCTAAATTATCACTTGTCACCACATTGGCTGCAAGTCTTTCCGCTAAATCTGCCATAGGTTTCCCTAAGAATTAACCCAGTTGACCCAACTGGTAAGGTTTTGTGGTTTTTACCACACAATTCTGTAAACGTCAATTATTGCATTGGCATCTGTTGTTCTTGGCCCATAAACGGGTTCTGCCCTTGGTCAATATCCTGCGCCGCAATCGTGGCGTATTGGCCTTGTTCCATGTTGCGCTTGTCAATTTCTTTCATGAGACGGGTTGTGTCCATGTGATGCAGCAATAGTTCAACAATTGCGTCAATCTCGGTTTTGTTTTGGCTTGTGATGGCACGGGTGTTTTGGTCATTGACTTTGACTTCTGCCATTGTCTCGGTGTTGTGCGCCCGTGCGGTAACGTCCATGAGTTTGCGCTTGTTTGCGCCTTCCTCTTTGATTTGGGCAACTTGACCACGGTTGTTGATTTCCAACTGTGCCGCTTGCAATTGCTGCTGCATATCTTGAACTTGCTTCTGCGCTTGAGCCAAACGCATCTGTATTTCAGGTGGAATGTCAGATTTTTGGTCAATGTTTGCCATTGGGTTCATTGACGCAAGGCGGTCTGCAATTACGTCTGCGCCGGGGAAATCCATGTTTCTAAACACCAAGTCGCCAGCAATGTTGAACAGTTCTTGGTTGCTGGTAAGCAATGGCATCATGGCCTCGACTGCCTGTTGGCGCTTGCTTTGGAAGCCCGGGCCAGTGTCCATCACCACATCGTATTCGCCCACAGTCACATCATTCAACACTTCGCCGACTTCTGTGGCTTGGTTGATTGTTGTCATGTCTGGCTGTCCGTCTGAGCCAATGATACGCATGACACGCTCGGTGTCGTAAATCTTGGGGATTAAGTCCAGCAAGATTTTGCCCGTGTGCCGAATGCTGCGGGTCATGTTGTCATAGAAGTGGAAGTTGGACAGGTCAACTTGGTTTTGTTGGCCTTGGATTGCTTTGCCGGAAATGTTACCGCTTGGCAATTGGTTCGGGTCCATGATTCCCAAAACCATCTGCAAGTCTGCCGAAATAGCGCCAGCGGCTTCCATAATGCCTTGTGGTGGGCCTTCGGGCTGCAAGCGTGACGGTACTGGGGCTGGTTGGCCTTCAATGTCTTTTTGCTTGTAGCGCAGAACGGGGCTTGACTTGATGTTAGCCATTGCCCACTCGTTTTCGTGTCCTTCGTCTTGGCCTTCTGCAAGCAGCCACTTTGCCTTGGGAGCAAGCGCCACCGATTCGGTCATTGCTGTGCGCCAAAAGTTGTACATCCGCTGTGGGTCTTTGGCAAAGCGTACCAAACCGTACTTTTTGCGCTTGTCATCAACAATAACCTGTGCGCCATAGCAAGGCACAACGGGAATAAATTTACCTGCCCAAGTCTTTTCCTCAAGCACTTCGAGGGCGGTCATCTTGCACCACTTGACCGACTTGCGGAAACTGTCACGCTCATCAACAACGGTTAGCCCTGCGGCTTCTACACGCTCAAAGAAACGGTCGCCATCGGCAAAATGCTTGCTGCCATCGCTTAAATGGTAAAGTTTTGCCCGTTCACGCTCGATGTAAAAGAACTCGGCAATGCGAATGTCCTCTTTGGTAATCCATGCCGCAGTGTCATCGCCTGTGCTGCGCTGCGTGAAGTTGCCGCCATCGTCAGCGTCAGGGTAATAATCCTTAAACACCTTCTTGTCCATAATTGTGGTAATCAGGCAGCGTTCTGCGTCTGAACCATCGGGCAAGATGCTGTTTGGGTCAAAGTACACGGTAAACGGGTTGTCAATCGTGTCGATGTAGATTTCTTGGTCGAATGAATCCTCGCTCACATAGCGGGTGTTGATGCGCCAGTAGCCCCAACCCATGCGTACAGCATAGTCAAACGCTGTGTCGTAAGCGGTGTCGGCGTTGCTGTTGACTTCAATGTGCCGGGTCATGCCCTCAATCACTTGGGCTATTTTGTAGTCCGCAAGGTTGTTGACAGGGTGAACTTTAATCCGTGGGCGCTGCTGGCGCTGTTGGTTTGTGACCTGCCGGATGTAAGAATCAATCTTGTTGATGGTCAGGCAGGGACGGGCTTCAACGTTGCGGCTGTTCTGAATCTCAACAGGCCATTGGTCGCCAGCGGCAAACTTAATGTCGTTCAACGCCTCGGCACGGTTAGTGCTGTCAGCGTCATTGACTAAACCCCAAAACTTAATCGCATCTGTAATGCGTTGGTCTTTACCTGATGCTTTTGTGTATGCCATAAATACCTCTTTTACGCCATTATCCCATCCAACCGCTTGCCATTGCAACTTGTGCTTTAGGTTTGCGTTGTGCAGGTTCTTTAATCATAAGGCCAATGTAACGAAATGCGTCTGCGCCGTGGCTGTAATGGTCATGCAGCGGAGTTCGGCTAAATTGCTTGGTGTCAGGGTCAACTTCATATCGGTAATGCCGCAAACAGTTAATCCCGTCAGCAGCGTGTTCTCTGTCAAAGTAGCAAGATGGAAAGATTGTACGGGCTGCGTTGATTGAATCCAAAATTGGCACTTTGGGCAGAATTTGGGTCTTATACCCTGCCGCCCTCACAATGTCTTCAATGGTGCGCCCTGCCGCTGCTAGGGTTTTGTTCTGTGCATCATGGGGTAGCCATACCGTGTCGTACACATAACCGTAGGTTTGCATGGTCGCCAAGTAGTGGCTCATGGTCTTTTGGCTGTCTTCAATGTAACGAATCAGCCGGGTTTCCATGCCCACAAACTGCAAGAACCAAATTGAGGTGCTGTCTGACCAGCCCAAGTCAAAGATGGCGTGGACAGGCTTTGTAGCGTCATAAGGCACACGGGTAATGCGCCCGTCTAGTTCGGCTTGCTGCAATTCCTTGGCAAAGATAGCGCCATCAACCGTTCGTCGGCATAAGCCTTCCCATACTTGGTTATATGCCTCAAGGTCACGGGATTTAAGCGCATCCTTCTCAAGCCGTAGGGTTTCGGGAAACCAAGGGTTGTCCGACCAGTTGATTTTGATGCTGATGCAGTCTGCCGGGGGCTGGGCAACAAACCGCTGGTAAGTTTCATCCGTCTCCAACTCAGGGTTAAACGATACCCATATCTCGGATTTCTCCTTACGGATAGTAGGAATCAGCACATTCCAACTCAGGCGGCTTACCGTTTGGGCTTCTTCCACCCAACACACATCAACGCCCTCATAGGATTTGACGTTTGCCACATTGTTCTTTAAGCCAACAAAAGCGAACTCCGTGCCGTTTTGCCCTCGAATGCTGGCTTGCGTTATCTCATAAAAGCCAATAAGCCCCAAAGCCTGTATTTGGTCGCACAGCAGTTTATGGACGGAATCCTTCATGCTGGTCATGTACTCACGGGCGCAAAGTATCCTCATTGGCTCTTTAGCGCCTTTTATCAGCAACGCACGGGCTATGCCCCAACTCTTTGCGCCGCCCCTGCCGCCTTGTAATACTTTATACCGAGATGGCTTAAACAACCCCTGCAACTTAATGGGGAACTCAGCCTTTGAGATTGCCTCAGTTACTTGGTTCATCGGGTTTCACAAACGAAACTTGGATACCCGTTACCAGTGGCGCACCGTCTTGGCCCGTCACTTCGTGCTTTTGCGTCTCAGCCCACTTTAATTGGGTTTTAGTCCACCAAATAAGCGCAGTTGTGTCCCCACCCGTGGCTTTGCTAAACAGCGTCTTGGCTATTTGCCCGTTTGCCTTGGCCTTGCCCATGTCCAGTTCGGTGCGGTAGTGCTTACGCAGTGTCTTGTCATCTATGCCGACCAATATGGCAATTTGCTCATGGGGCAAGCCTAAACCGCTGGTGCTTTCAACCATGCGTTTGCTCTCGTCCGTAGGTAAATGTTCTTGCATTTGTTTTATAAAGGGGAAATGCTAGGGTTAATCCTAACAAAATAAGTTGCAATTGTCATTTTTTCCATTTAGAATGTCCACATCCCTATACAAAAGGTCTTTTATGCAAACCAAATTAAGCCAAGTTAAAGCAGCCTACATTACAGGCAACTACCAGCAAGCACTAAGCATTGCAGCCAAATTTCCTAACCTTGGCACAGAGCGCAAAGCAATTACCCTTGCTGCTGAATGCTATACCAACCCACGCTTTTATAGCCAATTAGTTGACATTGAGCAATCAAAGGCCAATGGCTTGCAAGCCTTAGTCCTCCGCTACGGGTTCTAATACCCCCAAGTCAACTTCCACTACGCCACAGGCTTTGGCGGCTTTTTTGCCATCGCCTTTAACAAATACTAAGATGTTTTGATGAGTTTTGCCTAATTTGCGGCTGGCGCTAAATTGTTTGCCAGCCCTAATGGGTAGGCTTCCAACGGCGGTGATCAAAATGGCTTCATTGTAATAATTTAGCCCCGCTTCCTTAAAAGCCTGAATAGTATCGCCCACAAAATTGTAGTAATTGCCTTTTTTGTCCCGCACCTCACCTACAACAAAGCAAGCAAAGCGGTCCTCTTTAAGCAAAGCGCAGGTTTTTTTGATAATTTCAAAATATGCGCCCTTAAATTCCTCATAAGCCAAGGTGCTTAAATCTTTTGAGTCGGTGCTGTAAACCTCTAAGTCTGCGTATGGGGGGCAAGAAAACACCATGTCGGCTTGCACATCTTTGCAGGTGCTGTCAATTGTTCGGCTGTACCCGCATATCCAAGCCGGGGGGTGGGCATCATCAACGCATATTTCACCCCCTTGCACCCTGTTGGCATTAACCTGTTCTTGCCGCAATTCATGGCCTATGTACTGCCGCCCTAGTTTGCTTGCCACAATGCCCCTAACGCTGCCCCCTGCGAATGGGTCTAAAACTAAACCGCCTACGGGAGAAAACCAAATATAGGCCAATTCGCATAAAACTGGGTCAAATATGCTTGTGCCTGTAACTTCTTCACGCCCGTATTTTTCGCCAATGCCCGTTTCAAGGCATGTTGCCAATGGTTTAGCCATTAGATTTTCCTATGTTTTTCAACCCAACAAGCCTTTTGCCGTTTTTGTCATAGCCAGCAACCATTACGCTACCACCGGGCGCTGCGTTGGCTTTCCGTCCGTTTGAAGATTCCACGTCATCCCCCCCCCCCCGGCCTTCCTCTGACTTAATGCCCAAGGCAAGCCAGGCTCTTTTGCGGTTTTGCCACCAGCCTTCACGAGCGTTTAATACGCTAAATGGTGGAATTAAAAAACGCCCTGCAAGACTGCCAGCGCCCGTGCCTTCTTTGGGTTGTTCTTCTTCTTTGCCAAACAATTCATCTAATTCGGACTGGTCAAAGCCCAAAATGTCCATTGCAAAGCCTTCGGACAACAGTTCTTTAAGTTCAATTTTTAACAACTCATCGTCCCACCCTGCATTTAGGGCAAGTTTGTTGTCGGCAATGATGTAGGCTTTTTTTTGGTTTTCGGTCAAATCTGCCAGTTCAATGGTTGGAACTTCTTCATAGCCCAACTTTCTAGCAGCCAAAAGGCGACCATGCCCGGCAATAATGCCGTTTGTACCATCCACCAGTATCGGGTTAGTCCAGCCAAATTCCTTAATGCTTGCCGCTATTTGCGCCACTTGTGTGTCGCTGTGTGTTCGGCTGTTGTTTACATAAGGAATTAGTTCTGTGACCTTCTTATGGGTGATTTTCATTTTTTAGCCGTTTTAGCGGATTCCTTAAAGGCTTTGGCTGTGGGTGCGCATTTAGTCCCCGGCGCTCTCATGCGTTCAGGTGTCTTACCTGCCGCTTTTTCACGCTCGATGCGTTCTTGTTTTTTGTGGATGTTGGCGTAAAGTCCGGGTTTCATTAGCAATTCCAGTTCTTTAATGATGCTTTGGCTCGCTCGGCTGGGCCTTTGGCGTTCTTTACTACGCCTTCCATGCGAGCACAAAATGATGCTTTCCTGCCTTCGTCCTTCTTTGTTTTGGGATTTGGGGCTGGCGGCTTTAAATGGCTGCCGTTTTTAGCGTTGTATTCAGCACGACCTTTGGCAGTCATTCCCGCACCTTGTTCGGTGGGGTTATATGTTTTGCCCTTACCAGTAGTTTTATGGGCTATTGGCTTGTCGTGCTTCATTTCTTTTTGGCCTTGGCTTTAGGTTTTTCGGCTTCACGCTGTACAGAATAACCAATTGCGACTGCCTGTTTTACAGGTTTGCCAGCCTCAATTTCCTTCTTGATGTTGGCCTTCAATGCTTTGGGTGTCATTGATGAGATTAGCGGCATCTTCGTCCTCCAATTGTTTAAGCCAATAATTGCAGTCTTGAATAGCGCCGCCAAGCGCATGGAGGTTTATCTCCGTTTGCTTGGCGACTGCCGTCAATTCCTCAAGTCGGGTCTTCACCCGTGCGGCGTTCATTGACCGTGAAGGATTGCGTAGTTAATGACTACGGCTTCGGACAAAGTTCCGGCTGAAATGTTACGCAACACAATGGTTGCAGTTCCAGCGCCCATAGTTGACACAAATACGTTGTAAGTGCCGGAAGTGGCAGCACCGCCAGCAACGTTAGTAATCAATACGTCTTTTGCCGAAATCAAACTATTGGTCAATGTGAACGATACGTTGGTAAGGGTAGTCAACGCTGCATTGCTCATTGTGATTTGACCGCTGGACTTGTTAAGAGTTACGCCAGTGGATTTGTCAGTAGCCTGAGTTACTGCGCCCTGCGCCCCTGCTGCATAGCCCAACTGTTCGGTGACGAACATAGTGCTGAACTCCGGGTCGTTGTACGCTACGCCTGTTGCGATTGAATTTGCCATGATAGTTTCCTGTGTTTAAGTTTCAACGATTGCACAAATATCGGCCTCTTGGATTACTTGGTAGTCCTGTCCGTCTATGGCGTGGGTAGGCCAATTAAGGTAGTCCCCGTTGCCGTATTTGATAAAGTCACCGACAGCCACATCATAAACCTTTGGGCCAATTGCCACAACTGTGCCTTCGTTAAATGGCTCTTTGTTGTTAATGTAAATAATGTCTGACAGTTTTCTTACATTGGGTTTGACCACTACACGGTCGTTCATTGGCTGAATCATGCTGCCACCTTCCGTGTGTATTTACGCTTTACAACGGGGGCTTCTTTCACGGTGTCGGTCATTATGTCGTACACAGGCAGGGCAACCAATTGGGCTTTTTTTGCGGCATATTCGCCACAATAGTCGTTTTGGTGCTTGTTTAGCGTTTGCGGGTAGCGTGAGCAACTGCCCATCACCGCAGCGTTTCTAAAGTGCTTGCAGGTCATGCAAGTAAAATTGGTATCAGCCATTACAAACCTTTCTTTTGTGGTGGTCAGGAAGCCCCTCGCCCTTACTCGGCTTGGGGTTTCCGCTTTTTAACTCAGGAAACGCAATTTATACAGGGTTGAATTGATTAAATCTGCGATTTCGTCAATCAAATTTTGCAATTCTGAATCTTGCGGCAATGCCTCACGAGATTCAGCAACAAAGTCTTTTAGCCCTTCTAGGTATTTTACAGGGTTTGTGGCGCTGTGAAATTCCGAGGGGAACTTTTTGATTTGCTCGTATTTGCCCATGTAGGCTTCGGCAAACTGGTCGGCAAGGTCAATTATTTCAACGTAAAACGTGCCAAGGGCTTGGTGTTTTGAGTACGAATCGGTGGACAAGTGCATGAAATGCGTCACCGTGCCACTGTGCAGCAGGGCGGCAATAAACTCAGCGGCTTCGTTTTCCATAAGACCTCGTAAAAAGACGGGGGCAAGCCCCCAAAGCGGGGCAACTGCGGTAGCACCGTACTTACATTGTAGCGTTTGGCGCTGGCACGTCAACAGGCCATTCGCCACGGGTGACCAACTGTTCAACCGTTTTGAGATGGGCGTTATGCCACATTTCTTGCCGTTCTTCTTTGGTCATGTGTGCGCCTTGGTCAATGTCGTAATGGCATTTCAGGCACAGCGCAGCAACCAAATTATCGTCAGCCTTAACCCCACGGCCTTTGCCGCCGCCCCAATTGGTGTGTGCCGCCTGTACCATGCCGCCAGCGCCCGCAGCACTGGCAATCTAGCCCCGCAACCAGTTTGAGCAATTTCTTGCTGCGGACGTAATCGTGTTTTTGGAAACTCATCGCATTGCCCTGTCTGTACGGTTTCCCGCATAAATGTTTGCTTTTTCAGCCTCAATTCGTGCCTGTGCTGCCACCATTAGCCAGCGTGTGCGTTCCCTTTGTTCCACCGCAGCCTGTAACGCCAGCAAGTGTTGAACATATTTTGGGTCGGCATAGGCTTCCCGTTCTTGGGCGGCTGTGGTTTTATGCCCATGTATTTCAAAATCCCGCATTAGTTGCGCCTTAACGGTTTTCCGCATCTCGGTCATGTACACCAGTTGCGCCTCGGCTACGGCATAGTCCCCGGCGTGGTCACGCAGGTAGTCAACCGCTTTGTCAAGGCTGCTCATAAAACTCCAATCATTTTCAAAGCCTGTTCCGGCGTTTCTATGCGTTCTAGGCTACTACCTGACCAACTCTTAAAAAAGTCGGCTTGTAGGCTTGTTAAACGCTTCTTGGAGGTGGTTTTGACTTCCACCAAGAATGTGCGGTTGTTGTGGCCCACCAAAAGGTCAACTGGTAGGCCAATTACCCAAACATACGCCCCGGCTTTGCGTAGCGCCATCACTATCTCGGTTTGGTTAGCGTCTGTCCTTGCTGCGTATCTCATTTCAATCCCCACAAAAGCATGAAATGCCTTCTTCTTTAGGGTCAAACATATCTCGTTGTTCTTTGGAAAATTGCAACATTGCAGCATAACTAGGTCGGTCTTTATTAAAAACAGCGCCACTTGGTTTAGACGATAACGCCAACGCTTCCATTTTTGCCCACCATACTGCACGTTCAGGTTTTTCTGCTATGAGGCTGGCTATTTGTGACATTGGTTTTAGATAACAAAGGTCACAATTCCCGTGCATGGTAACGCCATTAAAATTTGGAAGCCCTAAATCAAATGATTGTTTTTTCCAAAAATCACCAACATCTTGCGCTCCTATACCAACACTAGCCAAAGGCGCAGATTTTGTTTCATGTTTGCCGTAATCGTTATTTGTAATTCTTGAAACACGGCGAGGTTCATCTGCACGAATTCCAAGCATTGAATCCCATTCAGTCCAACCAATAAATTTTAGGTATCGGTGCATAGTTCTGACTTTAAGTTCTACTGTGCAGAATCTAGCAACTACATTTGGAAGATATTGACGTTTACGAATCAATGTTTCAAATGGTTCCCCGTTGCGGCTGGCACTATCAAAATCCACCAATTCAAATTTTGATTCTGTGTCTTGATACTCCAGCCAAGTAATTGGCACGTTCCAATTGACAGAACAATCCCTAATAAACTCCAATGTCTCTTCGCATTCTTTCCCTGTGTTAGCAAAGATTACCTTTGCATCATTTGGTAGCCCACTATTGGACTCCAATATTCTCCAAAGCATATAAGCGCTAGTTCTTCCGCCACTAAAACTAATGCAAGTAGGACTATCAATTTTGAAAGGGTTGCTCATGTTATTTCCCAATGTTTTGCTGTTTTTTCAACAATTCGATTTGCTTGGCTACGCACTTCCCCAGCCCGTTCCACAGGGAATTCTTTTCGTATTCCTTCACCATGTGCCAAACGTGGTCTATCCATCCCGGCAGCATTGCAAATTTGGCGTAGTGTTGGGCTAATTTGTCCATTGTTTTCTAAATTCTGCGAGTTTTCTTTTTGCATCGGCTACTACTTCGGGGTCTATCGGTTTTGGGGTGTAAACAATCTGTTTATCGTCCCTCGGTATTCTTGGGCCATCAATGCAAAAGTTTCTAAACTTTATTGCGCTTGGTGGGTAATCAGGGTTTAAGCAATCAATTGCGTAGTCCATGCTTGGGCGGTAAGTTAGGAAGATTCCCAACTGGCGCTTCCATTCCTCACGGACGTGGTTGGCGTTAATTCCGTCCCAATGTCGTGAAAAGCCAGCGCCGTAAATTGCACTCATTCGGGTAAAAATGTAATCAAACCCGGTGTCTTTATCGCAAAAGTCTTGGTTCATTTTCCACCTCCAAAATGTCTGTGTTTGCCCAAAATGGCTTGGCAACTGGCGCTGTCTGCCCCCGTGTCAACTGGTGCATATTGCTTTGGGCTTTCTGCGATGCGGTCTGCTTTTCAAGAACCCAGTCTGCTTTGAACGACTGCCAGTTTCGGACAATGGTTTCTTTTAATGCGTCCTCAAGTGTCCATCCGGCTTTGTTGGCCTCTTTGAAAATTCCGTCAATGACCAACTGGGTGACTTTGGCTCTTTTGGCTTTTCGGTGTGAAACAAATTCCTGCCAAACGGATTCTGAAACGCCGACAGGCGTTGCCACGGTAGTGGCTGTATTCTTTATTGGTTTATGGTTATTGGTTATTGGTTCATGGTTAATGGTTGGCATTGGGATAGCATTAGGGGGGGCAATAGGGGTGGCAATAGGGGGGGTATCGCTAGGGGATTGCCAGCGTTTAGCAGCCCCACGTTTTCCACCGTCAACCATCTCACGATACTTGGCAATTTCGGTGTCTGCCCTTTGGTGTATGTAGCCAAGGTCTGTGCTGGCAAAGAATTCGT